TACAGTAATGGTAAGCACAAGAGATTTAGAGAACGTAGTAGCTCAAGTAAATGTAAAGTTTGAGGAACTATTTAAGAAGATTGTACAGCTTGAGAAACAATTAGCTGATAATACAGGAGCAGAGAAGAATGGCAAAAGTAAAAGACCCAAGACTAGCTAGAGCAGGAGTTGATGGATACAATAAACCGAAGCGTACCCCTAATCACGACACAAAAAGCCATATTGTCGTGGCAAAGGAAGGTGACATAATCAAGACCATTAGGTTTGGAGAACAGGGGGCAAGCACAGCAGGTAAACCTAAAGCGGGAGAGTCCGAAGCAATGAAAAAGAAACGTGCTAGTTTTAAAGCTAGACACGCAAAGAACATAGCTAAAGGTAAAATGTCTGCGGCTTATTGGTCAGATAGAATTAAGTGGTAGTACACTTATATGTACATATAAATGCAGAAATACGACACTTTAATGTAGGAGGCTATTATGCCAAAAGGTAAAGGTACATACGGTAGTAAAGTAGGCAGACCACCAAAGAAGAAAAAGAAGGTTGTTAAAAAGTGAAGGGTCAGACCCACGGTGGCAAAGGTAGTACCCAGAGAAAGACAGACCAGAAGAAGTTTGCTAGTAATTGGGACGCTATATACAACAAAACTGCACAGAAGTCAAGTAAAAATAAGAAATAATGCTTGACTTTCTTATGCTTTTATGTTATAATAACAGGGTACACTAACATTAACTCAGCTGTCCTAATAGGAGAAACAGTATGATAGACCCTAAGCTAGAACTATATTACCGCAACATGAGAGATATGTTTCGTTCAGAAGGTTGGAAACAACTGTTAGAAGACCTGAACTCTAATGCGGTACTAATTAACTCAGTAGAATTAACTAAAGATGTGGAAGACCTACACTTTCGTAAAGGCCAACTTTCAATCATAGCTAATATACTTAATCTAGAAGCACAGCTTGACACGGCTGAACAACAGCAACTAGAAGATGCACAAGAGTAATGCGTATCCTGGTTGACTTTAAGTGTGATGACGGCCACATCAACGAAAGACTAGTTGATTCTGAATGTACTCACATACCGTGTTTAGACTGTGACAAGATAGCACAAAGAATTGTAAGTCCTGTGCGTTCCAAGTTAGACCCTCTGTCTGGTGATTTTTTAGGTGCAACTAGACAGTGGGAGAGGAATAGAGCGCAGAAGCTACAACAAGAGCGTAAGGCTAACTCCTAACCGAATCCTTACATAATACACCTCCATAATGAGAAATCACGGAGTTTAATAATGGCAACACTAATAGACGAGCGTCCAGTAGAAGAACTAGACAACGAGCAAGAAGTAGTAGATCAAGTAACTGAGGAACCTCAACTAGAGGAAACTCCTCAAGAACAAGAAGAAATCCCTGACAAGTACAAAGGAAAGTCAACGGCTGAGATTGTACGGATGCACCAGGAGGCTGAGAAGTTATTAGGCCGACAGAGCAGTGAAGTAGGGGAGCTACGTAAAGTTGTTGATGACTACATACAGACACAACTCGACACGACAACACAAGCACCACAAGAAGCTGAAGAAGATATAGACTTTTTCTCTGATCCCGACAAGGCAGTCGAGAGAGCGATTAAGAATCATCCTTCAATCAAAGCTGCTGAAGCACAAACACAGCAGTACAAGCAACAGACAGCGCAGTCTCATTTGCTACAACGTCATCCCGACATGCAAGAGATTCTGCAAGATGGTAAGTTTGTTGATTGGATTAAAGGATCAAAGATTCGTACTCAACTCTTTGCACAAGCGGATACGCAGTATGACTATGAAGCCGCTGATGAGCTTTTCAGTTTATGGAAGGAACGTCAACAAGCTGTTGGTCAGACTGTAGCACAGGAAAAAGCGAGCAGGAAAGAAGCTGTTAAAACTGCCTCAACAGGCGGTGCAAAGGGAAGTGGTGAGACAGCATCTCGCAAAGTTTATAGACGCTCAGACATTATTAAACTAATGCAGGATGATCCTGATAGGTATTTGTCTTTGTCTGATGAAATCATGCAAGCATATGCTGAAGGGAGAGTCCGAAACTAATTTCATTATAGGACTTTTATTATGACTGATTCAACTTATCCCGCAATGGGCGGTGCAGTAGACAACACATCTGCTGCTAAATTTATTCCAGAAATCTGGAGTGACGAAGTAATTGCTGCATACAAGAGCAATCTTGTTCTAGCTAACCTCGTTAAAAAAATGAGCATGACTGGTAAGAAAGGCGACACCATCCATGTTCCTAAGCCAACTCGTGGTGCGGCTCACGCCAAAGCCGAAGGTGTTGCAGTTACTATTCAGAACGCTGTTGAGTCTGAAGTACTGATCAACATCAACAAGCACTTTGAGTTTTCACGTATGATTGAAGACATCACTGAAGTACAGGCTCTCGCTTCTTTGCGTCAGTTCTACACTGGTGACGCAGGTTACGGCCTAGCCAAGCAAGTAGACGATGATCTGTTTACTCTTGGTAAGTCTTTCGGTAACGGTGACGGTTCTTCTTGGGTACACAACGCTGCATTCCAGATCACTTCTGGTGGCGCTTTGGAAGCCTACGATGCTGACGGCACTGCTGACGTTAATGCCTTCACTGACGGTGCGTTCCGCGCATTGATTCAGAAGATGGATGACGCAGACGTTCCTATGGACGGACGTAGCTTTATCGTTCCTCCTTCACTGCGTAACGCTATCATGGGTATTGATCGCTACACTTCTACTGACTTTGTTAACGGCAAAGGCGTAGAGACTGGCAAGATTGGTAACCTCTATGGCGTTGATGTATTCGTTTCTACTAACGTACCTACTATTGAATCTGGTGTACGTGGCGCACAGCTAATCCACAAGGACACTAATGTTCTTGCAGAGCAGCAAGGCGTTCGTTCTCAGACTCAGTACAAGCAAGAGTTCTTGGGTACTCTCTACACTGCTGATACGCTTTACGGTTGTCAAGTAATGCGTCCTGAAGCAGGATTCGTATTGGCTGTTCAGTAAGCTAATACAACTAAGGGGATTCTACGGAGTCCCCTTTCCCTTTTCCCTTTGTTTGTTTTCGTAGGAGTTATTAATGGCTATATTTAGAGGTGACGGTGGTGCAGGTGATTCCAATACGGACGCCACGTTATTAGCCGTTACAGAACAAGCTGTCATAGCTACTACGAAAGCAAGCGATGCAGCGGCCAGTGCTGTTGATGCGGCTAACTCTGCAACGACAGCATCTACCAAAGCAACTCAGGCGGCTACATCTGCAACTGATGCGGCCAACAGTGCTTCAGGTGTTGCAGGGTATGCTACTGCCGCAGGTAACTCAGCGACTGCCGCAGCTACTTCAGAGACTAATGCGGCCAATAGTGCTACAGCCTCTGCTACAAGTGCTACAGCAGCCAGTGCCTCTCAGACAGCCGCTAGTACCTCTGAGAGCAACGCAAGCACTTCCGCTACCACTGCTACTACTAAAGCCACAGAAGCCGCTACAAGCGCAACCAGTGCGTCTAACAGCGCATCTACGGCTACGACTAAGGCATCAGAGGCATCTACTAGCGCATCTAACGCTTCCACCTCTGAGAGCAATGCGGCTACGTCAGCATCTAATGCGGCAACATCAGCTACGAACGCTAGTGACTCCGCTACAGCATCAGCAGGTTCAGCAAGTGGTTCAGCTACTTCTGCTACTAACGCAAGCAGCAGTGCATCAGCGGCTAGTACATCAGAGACTAATGCCGCTAGTTCAGCCACAGCAGCATCTACGTCAGCGACTAACTCTGCTAACAGTGCTACTGCATCAGCGACTAGTGCGGCAACATCGACAACTAAGGCAGGTGAAGCAAGCGCCAGTGCCACAGCAGCGGCCTCTAGCGCATCTACAGCGTCTACACAGGCAAGCAATGCAGCCACTAGTGCTACAGCGGCATCCACTGCTCAGGCCAATGCAGAGACAGCGGAGACTAATGCTGAGACTGCTGAGACTAATGCAGCAGCTAGTGCAACAGCAGCGGCTAGCAGTGCTACGTCAGCGGCTACTAGTGCATCCAATGCCGCTAGTACATTAGCGTCAGCGGCACTGAAGGCTAACAACCTGTCCGACTTAGCTAGCGCAAGCACAGCTAGAACTAACTTAGGCTTAGGCACTGCGGCAACTACAGCGTCTACTGACTACCTAGCCTCTACAGGTGGTACAGTGACAGGGACTGTGGAGCTTGTTAGTACAGACACTAGCTCCTCTGCTGATCCTATTCTATGCTTGTATCGCAACAGTGCATCCCCTGACGATGGTGACTACTTAGGTCAGATTAAGTTCCAAGGAGAGAGCGACACAGGTGTAACAAGGCTATTTGCTAAGATCACTGCCAAGACTTCAGATGTCACTAACGGTACAGAAGACGGCTTGATAGAGACAGCAGTGAAGCAGAATGGTTCTAATGTTATTGTTTCTCGTCAGACAGGATCAGCTTTAAAACTTATTAATGGCTGTGCTATAGAAGTAGACGGTACAGTGACAGCAACAGGCGGTACATCTACTAACTGGAATACAGCTTATGGTTGGGGCAATCACGCTTCAGCAGGTTATTTAACATCTTCATCAACTTTAAATGCAGACAACGTGACTACTGGTACGCTTGATGGCGGCACATACTAAAGGTATATAAACATGGCAACAAAAATTGTAACAAAGAATAGTTCAACTGCTTCTGCCGTCCCTACAGCAAGTGATCTTGTACAGGGTGAACTGGCGGTCAATGTAGCTGACAAACGATTATTTACTGAGGACAACGGTGGCAGTATTGTTGAGCTTGGTACTAACCCTAGCACCATAGACATCAACGCAGGTTCTATCGACGGCACAGCCATTGGCGCATCCTCTGCATCCACAGGCGCGTTTACTACGCTGACTGCTACTGGTGCATTCACAAGCCGTGGTATTGATGACAATGC